TAATACTTATGAAAACCTGGTGTGTAAAAGATCATCATACTGGACATATCTTTAAAATTTTTTTAACAGAAGAAGAGTTTGAACAATTTCTGAAAGAAAATCCTGATATTGATGAGTGTATTGGTTGTATAGAATGCGACGATGCTCCCTCTATCACTCTTGAATAAATATTTTTGTCGTAATTGATAACAAATGGCAACATACCCCGTTTATAATAAAGTTACTGGTGAACAAAAAGAAGTGACAATGAGTGTTCACGATTGGGATCAATGGAAAAGAGATAACTCTGATTGGGATAGAGATTGGTCAGATCCTTCAACTTGCCCTTCAGCCGCTGAGGTTGGAGAAGTGTATGATAAACTTAAAAAATCTCATCCTGGATGGAATGATATTTTGCACAAAGCATCAAAAGCTCCCGGATCCAAAGTAAAACCCATCTAAAAAGTAAATGGTAAGAAAAAGAAATCAACCCACAACACCTGTTCCTTTTGGGATGAGCAATAAACAAATGAAACGGAAGAAACCAATCAATCTCGATTTAATGAAAGAGATTGAACCTTTAACTGATAATCAAGAAGAATTTTTCAGATCGTATCAATTAAATCAAAACATTGTTGGTTATGGATGTGCGGGAACAGGAAAAACTTTCATTGCACTTTATAATGCTTTGAGAGATGTTCTTGATGAAAGATCTCCTTATGAAAAAATTTATATTGTTCGTTCACTAGTTGCAACAAGAGAAATTGGTTTTCTTCCTGGAGATCATGAAGACAAATCCTCTCTTTATCAAATTCCTTATAAGAATATGGTAAAGTACATGTTTGAAATGCCATCAGATGCTGATTTTGAAATGCTCTATGGCAATCTCAAAACTCAGGGAACAATTAGTTTTTGGAGTACCTCATTCATTCGTGGAACTACATTAGATAATTCAATTATTATTGTGGACGAATTTCAAAACTTGAATTTTCATGAACTTGATAGTATAATTACTCGTGTGGGAGAAAATAGCAGAATTATTTTTTGTGGAGACGCAACACAGTCCGACTTAGTAAAAACAAATGAAAAAAATGGCATTATTGATTTTATGAGAGTTTTGAGAGTGATGCCATCATTTGATATTATTGAATTTGATGTTAAGGACATTGTTCGTTCTGGATTAGTTAAGGAATACATTATTGCAAAAATGGAAATTGGTTTATGAGTTTTATTCATCATAATTTTTTAGGTGATCTTGAATTAGAAAAGAAAGAACAGAACGGCATCCGTCTGTATCATCTTCCTGATGGTCAGTGGGTGCCTTCTATCACTTCTGTAACGTCTTTTTATAATCGTCAAATCTTTGCGGATTGGAGAAAACGTAAAGGACTAGAAGAAGCAAATCGTATCACTAAAAGAGCAACAGCACGAGGAACAGACTTTCACCAAGTCTGTCAAGATTATCTTGAGAACAAAGAATTGAATTGGGATGATTATCAACCCCTAACAAAGTTTATGTTTTATCATCTCAAACCAGAACTTGATAAGATAAATAACATACACGCAATTGAAAGAACTTTATATTCACAGTACTATGGTCTTGCAGGACGAGTTGATTGTATTGCCGAATATGAAGGAGAACTTGCGGTCATTGACTTTAAAACCTCAGACAAAATTAAACCAGAAGAGTGGATTGAAAATTATTTTGTTCAAGAAATGTTTTATGCAGCGGCATATTATGAGCTCACAGAAAAACCAATTAAAAAACTCATTACTTTGATGGTCACTCCTGGTGGTGAAGTTAAAGTATTTGACAAAAGAAACAAAGGGGATTATATTAAGTTATTAGTTCGTTACATCAAAGAATTTGTACATCACAATACTGGGTCAGATGGAGAATGAATTAGAAAAAGCATTAGAAAGTAAGTTCTTTTGTCCATCAAAATTTGCTCAAGAAATTGAAACTCTTGTTCATGCAAATGAGGACATGAACTATATTGATGCAATTATTCACTTTTGTGAAAAGAATAGCATTGATGTAGAATCTGTTCCAAAATTAATTTCAAAACCCTTGAAAGAGAAAATTAAGTATGAAGCAATGGAACTTAATTTTCTTAAAAAAACTTCACGTGCTAGATTAGTTTTTTGAATGATGCCTTATGATGCTTATCGTGAATACCTTGCGTTAAAGAATCACTTTACAAAAGATAGTTATGACTACTTTAAATATTGTGGTAAAAGTCGTGCAACGGTTCAATCTTTTTACAAACGCAAAGATCGGTTTTGGTTTGAAAAAGTAGCACGACAAAAAACAGATCAAGAAGTTGTAGAGTTCTTTGTATCAAATTTTATTACCTGCACTGATCCAAGCAAACTTTGGATTGGTGAAATGATCCAAGAAGGTGATAGAAGATATGAAGACTGGAAAAAGAAAAATCAATCACTTTCTTATGTTTTTATACAAGAAACGCAAAGTTTATTTGAAGAACATAAGTTTGAAGAAGTATTCAACTGTTCCAAAGGACACCCACCAGTTCTTAAAAAGTTCCTGATCGGGAACATTAGTCTTGAAACACTGGTCATTTATGATAGAATATTCCTGTTCGGGAAAAATTTTGATAAAAAACTTAAAGATCCTGTGTGGGAATCTGTAAGTATGAAGATGAAAAAGTATTCTCCCTTCCTACATATTGATGTACAGCGTTATAAAAGTATTCTAAAAGAAATTATTTTGGGGGATAAATGAGTTTCTTTAAATCTGAGGTTGTTCGTGCTGAAATGGTAGAGATTAGTGAGTTACAAGAAGACGTTTATAAGAATGTTTTTAAGTTCTCTACAATGTCAAAAGAAGAAAAACTCAATCATGTAAAAATTTTAGAAAGACTTCTTGAAAAACAAAAAGTTCTCTACACAAGGTTAAGTTTATCTGATGATCCTGAAGCAGTTATGATGAAAGAAAAAATTTCAGAATCTGCATCTATGATGGGACTTCCTCCTAATGTTGATATGAATGTGATATTCAATAATATGTCTCGTATGTTGGATATTATGAAACAACAGATTGACAAAACTGAATCGGACTAGTAAAATAACCAAGTACACAAAAGCCAAATACGTACAAATACGAGGTAATCTAATGTCTTTTAAAGATCTTAAAAAGCAATCTTCTCTGGGTTCTCTTACACAGAAACTTGTAAAAGAAGTGGAGAAGATGAGTACAACTTCTGGAGGCACTGATGAACGTCTCTGGAAACCCGAAGTGGATAAAACTGGTAACGGTTTTGCCGTGATTCGTTTTCTTCCTGCTCCCGAAGGCGAAGAACTCCCTTGGGCAAAAGTCTACTCTCATGCCTTCCAAGGCCCTGGTGGATGGTATATTGAGAACTCTCTGACCACGATTGGTCAGAAAGATCCTCTTGGAGAATACAATCGTGAACTGTGGAATAGTGGAACTGAAACAAATAAGGAAACCGTTCGCAAGCAAAAACGCAAACTGTCTTATTATAGCAACATCTATGTTGTAAAGGATCCCACCAATCCCGAAAATGAAGGTAAAGTCTTCCTCTTTAAGTATGGTAAGAAAATCTTTGATAAGATTATGGAAGCAATGCAACCGGAGTTTGAAGATGAGACTCCTATCAATCCTTTTGACTTCTGGCAGGGTGCAAACTTCAAACTGAAGATTGTGAAGAAGGATGGTTATTGGAACTACGACAAGTCCGAATTTGGTTCCGTAGAACCTCTGCTAGACGATGATGATGCTCTGGAAGCCCTCTGGAAGAAAGAGTATTCTCTTGCTGCTGTGACTGCTCCCGACCAATTTAAGTCTTACGAAGATCTTGAGAAACGTCTAAAGTATGTTCTCGGTCAGAAAGGTTCTACTCGTTCCTCTGTTGAAGAAGAAACTGAGTATGATGATTACTCTGAGAACAATGTTGAGAGTGCCGTTGTAAAGGAACTTGAAGAGTCCTATGCTCGTTCTAAGTCCCCTTCACTTCCTGTCGTAACTAAAGAAGTTGATGATGACGAAGACGATGCTCTTGCATACTTCTCTCGTCTTGCTGATGAATGATTAAGAGTAAAGTCTAATATTATCTGCTCTCTTGAGGGTTTCGCTCACATACTGAGAGGAACCCTCTTTATATGGCATAATCTCTTCTAAATCGTTCAGAACTACATTCAAATAAGTTGGTTTTAAAATAAAAATATTTCTCTTATCATTTTCAATTTTGTTTTCATAATCATAATTTGTAACTTCTCTCACTATATTTGTTTTCACAATGTAGTTTTCTAATCCACTATCATAATATTCAACACTATAATCAGATTGAACTTGGAGTCCCTCTGGAACAATTGTTACTCCAAAACTATCAGTAACTTTTATGGTTTCGTAGTGATGTATTTCTAAAAGATTATCTTCAGATCTATACTTACTCAATAAAAAATTTTGAAATGATTGTTGAGACAAAGGCCATTCGGTTTGGACGTTGAGAATATTATTGCATAATAAAACCAACCAGTCTAAAGTTTCATCACCATAGATTTCAAATGCAACATTGTCTGGACGATCATCTCCCACAATTTTATACTTAGTGAAGACTGATAAGTCACCAAAAATATCTTCTCTAAGTTTTCCTTTTTTGAAGAGATTTTTTACAGTCTTATATTCTGAAATATTTTGACTGTCGGTGGTGCGACTTACGTATTCAAAGTCTGGAACTTGGCGGAAGTATGTTGGCATTTTAGTAACCTATTTCGTCATTTGCTAAAGGTCTTCCTTGAGTAGTTTCTGTTGTTCCTGATCCTCTTTCTCCACCATAATCATCTTCATATATCGGTTCAAGTTCACT